CTTCAAGAGAGGTTGGTAAAATCGCATCTCGTTTAGAACTATAACGAGAGGTATACCGAAGACAATGCGAGTTTTCAAGCTCTCTTGAGTACGCGTAAAGATAACACTAGGTAGATCAAGCATGGACGCTTGAGAGTATAACTCGTCAAAGTTTCGAACTGTCTGATCAAGTACGATACCTTTCTTTTGCATAGAAGGAAGACCTGCACTAGTACTTTTCTTTATAAAATCTTTTGTGTTAGCTAAACTCAAAGGTCTTAAACTAAGGTTTAAATTCGAAGGACTGCAATCTAAGACTGAGTAGTCTACAGAGTTATTACTGTAATAACCCTCTAAATCCTTCTGTCGTTCAGGGAACCAAGGTATAGCTATTGACCTAGGCGAGAATTTTTCTTTCTGAACTTGTTCTATATTTAATAGGGTATTTTCAATTCGAGACTCATCAAGACTGTTAAAAATGGAATCCCATTCTTCAAGAAGAACTAAAGGTCCAAATTTCTCAGCCATTGGAGAGAGAATAACGTCGTTACTACCTTGAACTGATCTAAATAGAAGCGTGGTAAGCTTTTGCTTAGCGTCAGAGTCAAACTGGATGCCTACCATCTGTGAAACTTCTTTGACTACACTATCAACTAGGTTAGCATCTTTCATTCTACACTACCTCCAACTATTCGTCAGTTGTTAATTTGTCTTTCTTGCCCCTTGCTTTCCTAAATGTTTTTGGTTTCTTAGGACCAGTGAAAGCTTCATCGAAAGACATTAACCATCTAGTTGATTGATACGCCGGATTGGCATTCGAACTTAGATTCATACCGTTTGCTGGTTGACAATCAACTGGCATGTATAACTCATTATATCGAAGCATAGTAGAAACAGGTAAAGTGCCAGGTGTATTAAACCAGCCAGACTGTGAATTAACAAATGATTTAGGATTGTTGGCGAAGTTATCGAGTGCATCACCACCATACATATAAAGAGCACCATTTGGAATATCCGGTCCACTACCAAAGAAGAATCTGTTTGTTTCACCAAAGAAAAGACTACCATTACCATCTTTCTTGAAAGCAATACTTTCTTTTGGTTTTAACATTCCACTCCAAGTGCTTGACATTTTAACTGAGAATAACGCTTGATTAATCCCAGATATTGTTGTACTATGAGTAACATATTTAATTTCTTCTCCTCTATCGTTAGCGTTCTCAAGAAACGGAACTTCATAGAGTTTCGTATCGTTTTGAGGCGTAACAAATAATGAAGGAGAGTTCGACCAGACATCCATCCAATGAGGATCATGTAACGGAATGCCTGTTGCTGAACCCATCGGCGTATTTAACCATCCAGGACACACTTTAGCTAACATATTGATAAATCTATCATTAAAATAATCTGTACCTAAAGGATTATTAACCCCAGGGTTT